AAAGACCTGGGTCAAAGGAAGAGTAGAAGATGTCTGCCACTCTCGAGACTATCGCTGCCGATGTTCAGGCTGTTCAGAAGGACCTGAAGGCTCTGCGCAAGATGATTCGCAAGGTTCTCGGTGACATCGAGGACCCGACTGGCGAGAAGAAGGCTGCGCGCGCGCAGAACAACGGCTTCAACAAGCCTCAGCAGGTGACTGAGGCTCTGCATACGTTCCTGAACCTGCCGGCCGGTGAGATGATCTCTCGTTCGGCCGTTACCAAGGCGGTGAACGCTTACGTGACGGAGAAGGCGCTGAAGCAGGGTCAGAACATCACGCTGGACGAGACGCTGAAGGCTCTGCTGTCCGTGCCGGCTGACACCCAGGTGACGTTCCTGAACATCCAGAAGTACCTGAACCAGCACTACATCAAGCCGGAGAAGCCGGTCGCTGAGAAGAAGCCTGAGGCGGAGAAGAAGCCCGCGGCTGCTCGCCCCAAGGTGGCGAAGAAGTAAGCCGACTTAAACCTAGTGTAATAAAATATAACATGGAGGATGATCAGGGTCCTCCCAGAAGCGTACTGGACGCGCTTCTGGGAACCAAGATCAAAAACATAAATTTATACATTCGTGCATTTACCCATAAATCCGCTCTGAAGCGTTTCGATGGCCTCCAATCGTCATACGAAACACTCGAATTCATGGGTGATTCCGTACTTGGATTTGTAGTGACTAAATTTCTATTTGACAAGCATGAAAAGGAGCAAGAGGGGTTCCTGACCAAGGCGCGCACGAAGATGGTGCGCGGTACGACGCTTGCTTCACTCGCTCAAAAATTGAATTTTGATAAATGGATCATCATGGATGAGAAGGGTATGCGTAATGGATGGAATACCAATCCTAAAATTCTCGAAGATGTTTTCGAAGCTTTCATAGGTGCCGTCTATCTTGATCTCGGGATGGTTCACGCAAAGCGGTTCATTCTTGAATCTTTTGAAAAGGTCGAGACGAATCTCATTGATGATAACTACAAAGATCAACTGATGCGGTGGTGTCAGGCGGAAAAACTCGCCTTGCCGGATTATCGGGTCGATGCGCACAGGGACGGCACTTTCATGGTGACTGTCATCGTGGACGGCCAGGATTTAGGTTGTGGGTTCGCCAGTACCAAGAAACAGGCGGAACAGAACGCAGCACAACTATTACTTAAGACTGATCAACGTTTCAAAAAGAATGGACCCCAAGGTGATCGAATTACTGGGGCGAACGTATGCGGACCAGCGCAGTCCCGAGTGGCTGGCGCTCCGCGAGACGATGCTCACAGCCAGTGACGTGGCGAGCGCCATTGGTCACAATCACTATGAGAGGCCCGATGATCTCCTGCGCAAAAAGGTGCTCAAGACGGCATGGGCCGGTAACGCAGCCACTGCGCACGGGACTCTCCTGGAACCCGTCGCTCGTGATATTTATGACGAGCGCCACGGCAAGAAATCACACGAGATTGGACTCGTGCAACACCCCAAGTATCCATTCCTCGGTGGGTCCGCAGATGGAATCACAGAGGATGGGATTTTGATCGAGATAAAGTGCCCTCTGACGCGTAAGATTGAAGACAAGGTGCCAAAACATTACCTTCCGCAAATTCAACTTCTTTTAGAAATTATTGATTTTGAGGATTGTGACTTTATCCAATATCGCCCGGCGACGACCAAGCTCGTTGTGCCGTTTGGACCGCGGACGGAAAACGGCGCGCCCCCTGATCAGGTGACGGTGATTATTCCCGAAATTTTCATGGTGACTCGTGTAAAGCGCGACCGTGAATGGTTTGCGACGCATCTCGTGACCATGCAGAAATTTTGGGACGGCGTTTTGAATGCAAGGGAAAATGGGTTGTGTGAGGTTGAGCCAGACGCTCCCGTCTGTCAGGTACAGCCAGATGAAGTCTGCACCAAGCCTCGGGTGGAAGTGCCCTCACCGTCCCAAATTCCTGGAATGCAAGGGATGTGCGGGGAATTTTTGTGCGAGGTGTATTCAGCTCGAGACGCATTACTGTCCCGGGCTGGATAAACGTGCTCAGACTGAAAAAGAAGAGTTGGCGAAAAAACTCGTAAAGGTTGTGGCGCCGCGAATCGCTAGCATCTAACGACGTGAATATACTATGCCGGCAATAATGAGAATTGCCAGAACGACCCACAGGTCCCACGTCTTTGCACGCGGGGCCTGGAATGCGTAATCCCCTTGACCGCGTGCAAGGTCTGGACGGTTCCACGTCACCGTACCATTGTCAAACTCGTACTTGCGTGCAGGGAAACCGTTAAACGGTGCCGCAGCTTGTCCGGGCATCTCTTTAAAATACAACGGACCTGAACGCATGAGTGACAAAGGGTTAAAGTCCTTTGTATCTGCGTTGGAATCCGTGTATACAGTCGGGCGCTCGTCTATGTCGACTGTGTAGGTGCCGTCGCTCTTCCATTTAGAGCCATCCGTCGGGATACCATACGTCCCGGACCACGTGTAAGGATTGAACTTATTAATGGCAAGGTCATCATTTATCATCCATGCTGTTGCCATTATTAGTAGGTGCATACATTTTTCTCCTTATACACCTTGTGCTGGACCTTTTCGCGGTGAACGGTCCACATCTGATCAAGGTCCACATTGAGCATTGATGCGAGTTGAAATAAATAACTGAATACATCCCCCATTTCTGTTAGAACGTCCGTCCCCTTGTCCTTCTTGAGCCCGCACTTGCGGTAGGCGCGCTGATACTGCCGAATGGCCGATGCCAATTCACCCACCTCCTCTGTGAATAGGAGCCAGACCGTCTGGACCGGCGCCTTGTCCCATCCCTTGTGGCGGCAAATTTGCATAGTCTCGTCACGAAACTGATTCATCTTGTGTAGACAGCTCACATCTTGTTTAAGCGGTTCAATGCGTGTCTGTACCGCCAGACCAAAATCACACCTGTGCCCAAAATCACCGCCTCTACGCCAGTTTTCCAATTCTCCACCGATTCCGCACTGAAACCGCGCGACCGTAGATGGCTAGCAACCACTGTATTGCTGAACAAACGCACGAGACGATCGATTGCGAAGAAAATGAAAAAACCGATGAGGATGTCATCGAGCGGTCTCATTTACTAACCCCCAATCTTAAAGTTATACGGTAGTTTCATACCATAAGTGCTCGTGTTGCGGGGTGGTGCGAGAGGCACTGGATTGCTTGCAATGTCGCGCAGGTAAACGACGTGCTGAAGAACTCCAGTGGTTATTGTGCCTATCGCCTCGCGCACGACTGCTGCGTTCATCCGGTCAATCTGCCCGCGCACGTCGGTAAACGGGTCAACAACCATGTTCACGTAGACGCGACGCATGAGTGCCTGGAGATCGGCGTCATTCTGCGTGTCGATGGCGTATCCGGTGCGGGCCTTGATTTCCCCCTGCATGGATCTCTGCAAAAGACCTCGGTTGAATTCAGAAAAGTACGCATCGGTCAAGGGACTGGGCTGCAATTTGCTCGCCATCGATGTCTACTATGGAGGGATAAAAAAATAAGACGCATAAACTTCAATGAAGGTCATCAAGAGAAACGGGGAAGAGGCGCCCATGCTGTTCGACAAGGTGACGGCCCGCATCAGCAAGTTGTGCGAGGCGGGCCCACACGGACCGAAGATCAACGTCCAGCCCGATCGCGTGGCCCAGAAGGTCTTCACGAACATGTACGACGGGATTAACACAAGTGAAATTGACTCGCTGAGCGCCGACGTTTCAATCGATCTCATGACCGAGAATCCCGATTACGAAACATTGGCGACTCGCATCGTCGTCAGTGACATGCACAAGACGAGCCCCACGTGTTTTTCAGATTGTGCGGTATCTCTTCACACCAAGGGGTACCTGAGTGATGAATTCATGAAGTGTCTGACACTCAGTCTCGATTCAGACATTGATCACGCCCGTGATTACTCCTTCGGATATTTCGGAATCAAGACTCTTCAGAAGGGATACCTGTTCCCGGGAGAAACGCCCCAGTACATGTTCATGCGCGTCGCCCTAGGAATCCACGGGGATGACGCCCCGCGTGTCAAGGAGACTTACGGGCTCATGAGCCAGAAGTTCTTCACGCACGCCACTCCTACACTCTTCAACGCCGGCACGCCTAATCCTCAGATGTCCAGCTGCTTCCTGGTTGCAATGAAGGATGATAGCGTAGAGGGTATTTTCGAGACGCTCAAGGAGTGCGCACACATCTCCAAGTGGTCAGGTGGCATCGGTGTCCACTGCAGCAACATCCGCGCCAACGGCTCCGAAATCGTAGGAACCAAGGGCAAGTCGGACGGCATCATCCCCATGCTGCGCGTCTTCAACAATACGGCCCGCTACATCAACCAGGGTGGCGGGAAGCGCAAGGGATCATTCGCCTTCTACCTCGAGCCATGGCACGCAGATGTCATGGAGTTTCTTGATTTGCGTCTAAATCAAGGTGACGAGGAGGCGCGGTGCCGCGACCTGTTCACGGCGCTCTGGATCCCGGACCTATTCATGAAGAAGGT